CTCCTGAAACTGTATACCAATCTATATTTGTAGTCCATACTATATTTAAATCAGCTCCAAATTTTTGACTGAAAGGAACAGATGGTGTAGGTCCCTTATACCATGCATCTGCTGTACTATAAAATCCATTTGGATCATAATAATCTATATTATAATTAAAATCGGAAAATCCCTGTGACGGATATGTAGCAGGCAAATGTATAGATACTGTTCCGCCTGTTCCTGTTAGACCAGGACCTATCCAAGATATACCACTAGTCGTTAATCCCGCTATAAATACATGATCTCCGTTATCATAAAATAAAGGAATGTTACTTACTTTGGTTAATGATGTATTATTAAAAGGCATAAACATTTGTGTAAATGGATAACTATTTAAAAAAGTAGATGTATAAGAATATCCTGCTTCCAAAAATATTTCATCAAATACAGTTTTTAAATACATACCCGGTTTAAAATAAGTTAAATTTAATTCACCTAATAAATCTTCATCTATTTCACCTGAATAATCAATAAATGGATAAACATAACCATTTGTATAATTTGGATTATACCATGATGCAGTTACATTTCCTGCATTATATGTATGATCATATTGTTTTAAATTCAAATCCGTTAATAACTTTGTTCCAATATTTGTAAATAAATTTGCATTATCAGCATATATAACAACCTGATACATATTTTGATAAGTATTATAATCATAATCTATTTCTATTAATTGCATATAACCTTCAAATACAACAACAGTATTTTTCATTAACCAGCATTTACTTTTCTTTGTAGGGTCAAATGTGCTATCCGCATTTATACTAAAAATATATTCTAAATTTGTTCTATTAACTTTTGTATCAGGCAGAGCAATTTGTTGAGAAAAACTATTATTAGTAGTTGTTATATCATTTATATCATCTATTTGATAATTAAAAGATATTTGTAACTGATTATCATCCGTATTGAAAGTATCTAACATAACATTATAAGATCCATTGCTGAAACTTCCACTGTTAATCTGCACCATTAATTCGTAATATTGTAGGGTCATATTTTATTATTATTTTCGTTTTCTATTTTTACTGCTTCTGGGTCTCCACTTCATAACTATGCTCATAAGTTAATGATAACTGAAATAATCTATCTCTTAAAGTTGTTTTGAATTCGTAATTTGTATCCACTATAACTATAGGATAAGGTGTATTAGTTAATTCATTTATTACATATACCTGTGGACTAATTAATATTTGTCCTAAAAATGCATATATTTCCTCATTTACCCAATCTGTATTTATCAAATGTTGTTCTGTTACTTGTGTACTTAATACGGTTTTTTGTGGTTGACCAGTTATGTAATTAACAGGTAAAATTTGATTATATTCATTTCTTTGCATATTATATGTTTTCTTATTATCTAATCTAAAATTAAAGAAATCAAACGCACCATAACTATTTACCCACATTAATCTAACATTTTCATACCAATAACAATTATTATCTATTTGATATGTTCTTGTTTCGGATGTATAACCTGATGATGGACTAATATCATATACTGTATAATATTCTGTCCCAGCAGGTATATTATATAAATTTGCTGTACCAACCGGTATATCTACTCTTATAAGTGTATCAAAATTACTAGCAGATGCTGATGTTTCTGCGGTATATGTAGTTAACAATACACCTGCCGAATTATAAAATGAATATTGTAAATCAAAAAATACTGTAGGTCCAATCGCAAATCCATGAGGAAGTATAAATAAACTTAATGTCTCATATTGAAATGGCATAATTAATTTAGGGTATTGTCCTATATCACCTTCTGCTACTGGTGTGCCTAATGGATAATCTGTTGAAAATAACCAATTTACTCCAGTAACTACGCCATGAACTATTGTATCATAATAATTAATATTTTGTTGTCCATATTGTCTTGTGCCATTATATCCCCAAAATGGTCCGGAAAATCCTTCAAATCTTTGTAGATCGGTTATAAATCCTGTATAAACCATAGAAGCGGTACTTCCATATACCCATGGTACAGGTGTAGCACTTATTGTAAAGCTATATGGTTCGGCAATAGTTTGACCATTAAGATTAGGATTTGCTGTTTGAATAGTGATTAGATCATATGTTTCAAAATATGTAGTTTCTTCAAAATCTAAATAAAAAAATCCAAATGCGGGGGAAGCACCAGTATCTACTGTAAAAGTTAATCCGGGATTATAATCTATTCCATAACCTATTTGATATTTAACTATTGAATTTGTTGCTAATGTTAATGAAAATGTTGTTCCTAAACTATAAGTAATTCCAAAATTCAAATCATAACTTAATAAACTTAATAATGATTGATATGGGGAATATAATCCATAACCTGTATTAGGTCTAGGTGGCACATTTTCCTGTACCATAAATGAATAAGTGGCTAATATAGGATTAGGATAATAATATAATTGATTAATATACTTCATATTATTATTAGTATAGTTAGTATTACTTAATTGCCAATATGAACCATACAAGTTGTTCATAGGTGATAATTGATTTGGTGTAGTTACTATAATAGTTGACGCAGTAGATGGCATATTAGATGTTATTTATATAAGTATATATTATTTTTAGGATTTTATTTCTTTTATGTAATATGGTAAAAAAGAGAGTTTAGAAACTTAATATATATAATATAAAAAATAAAAATAAACTATGAAAAATTTAACACTACAAGAGAAATTAGAATTCTTTAAAGAAAAAGGATGGACATATGATGCGGAAACAGGTAACATATATTCTCATAAAAATGCATTAATTACAGGAAAACATACAACAGGTTATTTACAATGCAATGTATATTACTATAAAAAATTAATTAATGTTTATGCTCATCAACTTGCATATTATTTATATACAGGTAAAGTACCAACTACTATTGATCATATTAATCAATGTATAACTGATAATAGGATATGTAATTTAAGAGAAGTAACTAAACAAGAAAATACCTTTAATAGTAAATCTAAAGGATATTCTTATGATAAACATGCCAAAAAATATAAAGCATATATAAAAATAAATAATAAACTTATTCATCTAGGATATTATGAATGCGAACAAGATGCTAGACAAGCTTATTTAAACGGGAAGAAAATACATCACGTTATAAAGTGTTCCAATTAATATTATCAATATAATCTTGAATATCTTTTGCTACTGCTCCTTTAATTAATACAGTTAAGTTCTTTAATAACATTTTCTCTACCTTATCTTTTGCATATATCGGTTTAATACCTTTATATGCAATGGATCGGGAAATTGCATACGCACTTGCTTCTGTATTTGTAGCAAATCCTTTTCTTCTAACCCATGTTTCAATCGGTTTATAAGGAACCCATTTTCCCATAGGTGGTTTAGTATAATCAGGTTTAAAATTCTTTCCTAGATAAGGATATCTACCTTGATCTACATAATCAAAATGTTTTGATGCAATTATTTCTAATGTTAAACCATTTAATGTATCCACTACATCATAATCTAAACTATTAATTAATTCGGAAGTAGCTATTTTATTCTCTTGTTTTAATAAAGTTGATAATAATTTAACAGCTTGTCCACCTTGACTTAATAATAATTGTTCTAAATTCTTTTTATCTAATTTCTTGTTTGCCATGTTAAAATATTGTATTAAATGTAGCCGAAATATCATTAATGCTTTTTTTAGCACGAGATAAAGCATCTTTATCATAACTTAAACCATAACATTCTAATGATTCTGCTATCTCAATAGCTTTTTGTAATATAATATCTACTTGATCTCCTATAACAACTACCGAACCAAAAGCATCCATTTCCATTATACCTCCTTGTTCAAAAGGAACTATATAATCCAAATTATCTCTTCTAAAAGAACCTTTCAATTTAACATTATCCCTAAATTCATCTGCAATAGTTATAGGTAAATAATTTTTATAACAATATGATGATTTAATTATTAACTCACAGCCATATTTTGCCTTATAAATAGGTTCCACCAACATACCACGGCATCCATTAATTATAATATCGTCCCAATTACTAATCATTGCTAAATAAACTGCTGATGGTGGTGATCCAGCTCTCATACAAGGGTCAGTAAAATAATCTTTACCATCTACACCTACTCTAATCTCTGTACTAAAGAATCCAGTATGCCCATATTTAGTCAATGCGGGCTCAAATTTCGTGTTTATTTCATTAATAGGTATAGGTGCTTCACTTCGTGTTTTATGGCAACCTACATAGCAAGAATCTTTAACTTCTATCCCATAAATTATGTTGTCTGTGCTTTTACCATTAACACACCAACCATCAAATCCTACTTCTGCAATAACTTCTATTGAATCTTCAATAATAAACTCTAATTCCTCACCCAAAGGACCCAATGTGACTATCAAATTCTCTATCCACATCATTGTTTGGTTCATATTTACATGATGAAAGGTTTCCATATTGCCGCGAAAATAAGAAATTTTAATCCATTTATCTTCCTTATCTTTTAAATATTTCTTTAATTTCTTAACACCCATAATATATTTTGTAGGTGCTATTTCCATATTTTGATATCCTAATTCATCTTTAAATAGATGTCTATTAGTTTCTAATTCTTCACTAGCACATCCACCCCATACTAATTTTCCCATTTTTCTTAATACATTACCCCAATCTTTAAAGTAAATATCAGGAAATACTATAATATCAAATGAATCTATATTAGACCAAAACTCATTTATCCTTTCAAATTCAGTATAACCAGAGCCGATTGAACTCATACTAACCATAGGGAAAGGATTTTGATTAACAGAGTGATAATATACTTTACCAAAATGCTTTGATAACTCATAGGCAACATTTACATAACAACCTCCTATGTTATCAACAACACATACGGTTAATTCTTTTGCCAATTTTACTAAATTATATTTAAGTTTCATGTTTTCATTTTATTTTATTGCAATTAATGGTGTAGAAAAATTACTATCATCCATATTTATTATTGTTCCTGTTATATTAAAATCAATGGATACAAAATCTAATATAACCATTTGATTATCCAAAGTGTTAATATAGAAAAATGGATAAGGAATTGTATATCTTTTTAAATTTGTATTTATTTTACCCAAATTGGCATTTATTATATCCGATGTTACTATCATTACATTCATATTAATATCCAAATCTTGTTTTATCTGCATTAAAGTTTTGTAAAACTTGTGTTGCTGTTAAATTAAATTGATATAATCTTGCTATACCTATACCACCATTTATAGAACTATATGGTGTTAAAATAACATTAGGACCATATCCACCCACTTCTCCGACTGGACTAGGATAACTACTTGAGCTATTACTAATTGTTAATGATCCACTAGCTACTAATACTCCATTTACATAGATGTAAGTTGTACTTGTTGAATCACCTGTCGCTACCAAATGATACCATTGTCCCGAATTTAACGGAGTACCTAAACTGACTGCTACACTTTGTGCTGTACCATCCGAATACATAGTATATGAAGTACTAGTTGAAAAGATATAACCCCAATCAAATGTTGAACCATAAAGTCCCATTGAAAATGGTATCGCATTTGAAAACGAATTTAACTTAACCCAAGTTTCCATTACGTATCCAGATGAACCACTCAAATTAAATATACTATTATAACCAAATGTACCATACTGATTTATACCATTAAATTCTAATGATCCACCAGCATCAGTAGGATTAAAAGTCGGAGAACCAACCAATGTAACAGTTACTCCCGAACCACTCAAATCTGTCCACACTGTCCCACTACCTGGATAACTTGACGTATTAGCACTATCAACATAAAAACTATAGCCAGATATAACTGGTATTGTTGAACTTATTTTCTGTGGTATAAATATATGTCTCCTCATATTATAATCTTATTGTTCCTGATACTGTTTGTAAATTACCAAAATCACTCGTAGCTGTTCCTACTTGTAATGTTAATTCATTCCCTTTATTTACCGTAAATGCACTTGTGGCTGTTCCAGTTGAAAGTGTTGTTGATACAGTCATATAAGTACCTATAACAAGTGATCCATTTATATACAACCCTACGTTTGCCGTACCCGACATACATATACTGTTTAAACTTAATATAGTATATCCATATTGAGCAGTCAAATCTAATGTATAACTATTCAATCCTATAACACTATTATTATCTTGAAAAGTTATTGCTTCCAATAATCCAGTATAACTATTAGCAGTAGGACCGGCAGGTCCTTGTGGGCCAACTGTTCCTTGATGACCTGTTGCTCCTTGTGGTCCAGTTACGCCTTGTACACCTTGCGGACCAGTAGGACCTTGTACACCCACTCCAGTCGCACCTTGAGATCCAGTTATACCTTGTGTTCCTTGAGGACCTTGAGGACCCACTAATCCAGATGAACCTGTAGGACCTTGATACCCCTGAAATCCTTGAGGACCTGTTATACCTTGTACACCTTGAAATCCCTGTGGCCCAGTAGGACCTTGCGAACCCTGAACTCCTATACCCGATGCTCCTGTTGCTCCCTGTGGACCAATAGACCCTTGTGCACCTTGTGGTCCAGTAGGACCTTGATACCCCTGTGTTCCTTGAAATCCCTGTGGACCTGTTGCTCCATTAATACCTGTATTTCCAGTAGGACCTTGATACCCCTGTGTTCCTTGAAATCCCTGTGGACCTGTTGCTCCATTAATACCTGTATTTCCAGTAGGTCCTTGAAATCCTTGTGGTCCAGTAGGTCCAGTTGCCCCAACTATACCAGTTGATGGTCCTTGTGTTCCTTGAAATCCTTGTGGTCCAGTAGGGCCTTGAAATCCTTGTGGTCCAATTGAACCTTGTGAGCCAGTAGGGCCTTGAAATCCTTGTGAGCCAGTAGGACCTTGCGAACCCTGAACTCCTATACCCGATGCTCCTGTTGCTCCCTGTGGACCAATAGACCCTTGTGCACCTTGTGGTCCAGTCACACCTTGATAACCCTGTGTTCCTTGAAATCCCTGTGGACCTGTTACTCCATTAATACCCGTATTTCCAGTAGGTCCTTGAAATCCTTGTGGTCCAATTGAACCTTGTGAACCAGTAGGCCCCTGAAACCCAGCACCCTGTGGTCCAGTAGGACCTTGATACCCCTGTGGACCACCTGCAGGACCAGTAGGTCCCTGTGCACCAGTTGCCCCATTAATACCTATGTTACCATTTGTACCTTGAGGGCCAGTAGGTCCTTGATAACCTTGCGGTCCAATTAACCTCCATGATACAGATTGTGTACCTAAACTTGTTGTAAAACTTAAAATAGGTGCCTGTGGTATGCTACATGGACCCAATGTGTTTGCTTGACGAAAAGTTAATGTAGCCGCCCAACCATTTGTATTATCATCCTCTACTTCAAATACAGGTTGCCATACCGTATCACCCACTGTATTCAACCCCAACGCAGTATATAACGGATGCCTATCAATCATTACAATAAAATCCCTTAAAATACTCTCACAATCCGATAAAATCTCATTAAAATTAGGATCTCCCTTAATAATCTTATCTAAAACAAATATATCATAAGTATTTTCAAATACTTGAATACGACTTTGACCAGGATTTGATGCCCTAACCGCCTTCCCAACGGCAGGTTGTACCCAAACTAATGGATATTTACGAGTTGTAGAAGCATTTATATTATATGTAGGTCCGAAACCAAAATCATTAACCATTAAATTACCCATTGCTAATGAATAAAATAAATCTATGATACTATTTAAAGATTGTGTATTATTTGCCATATAACATTATATATTATTTTTATTTAATTTATTTTTTTGTGTAAATTTAATAGAATATTCCAAAATAATTCATATCAAACTTATTATACTTCCAACAATACCTCGCTATCGCTAAACTAATTACACAGTCATCATGAAATCCACTATCAGCCATAAATTTCATAGTACCCAACTCATTCTGCTCAAAGATAAACGCCTCCAATTCAATACGCAAGTAATCATCCTTCACTAATTTTATCTCCCTCATATTAAAAGCATACACCAATTCATTAATAATCTCCGACTTACTCTTATTCGTAGTAGTAAATGTATCAATATTTCCTATCTTCCTATACAATTCCTGGAATATAGGAAGTCCCTGATTATTACCCTCTATCAATATCTTCCTAAACTTCCACTTATCATTAAGTTTTATAATTTTTAAAATCAGATCCGGTGCCTCCACCTTACTCCACCTCTCAAAACCTACTAAAAATCCATTACTATCAACAATACTTAATACCGTAGCATCATTAATCAAACCCACATCTATCCCAGCCCAATAACTCTCCCCCAACATAGGCTCCTTTATCTTATCTAAACACATTAACTCATTAATATTATTGAAAATAGCCGCACCATCAACAAACTTCGCCTCAATCTCTTGCTCAAATATCTTCGTAGGCATACGATCACGATACCTATCTATCATACGACTAGTAACATACGGATTATCCCACGAAGGAAAACTAAAACTAATACAATCAGGTTTTGATGGGTCCAATCCATCCCTATAATAATCATATAACCAATTCTTACCCTTCGGCGTACTCAATATTAATAACTTCTTACCCTTAACTAACATCATCGGCTCCAATATCGCCTCAACAGTAGTACGCTTTATGAACGCCGCCTCATCCAATATCATATAATCAACATCAGCTCCCCTCAAATTGTCCTCACTAGCGGCACTCTTAAACATAATCCTACTCTTATTAGGAAATATCATCTCTATCCCACCCTTCGGCTTACGCTTATCCTCTACCAACCCCGTATCAGCTAACGCATTTAATATGTGAGTATAACTTTCTAAACTCTGGCCATCAGTAGGACATACCCAATAAATAGTAGAACCCGGATTATTGAACGCTAAATATAATGCCATGTTCTCGGCAGCAATAGTTTTACCCCATTTGCGACCAATAACCGCTACAATACAATATATCGTAGGGTCTAAACAAGCATCTATAAGCAATTGTTGAGAAGGATGGGGATCGTATAGTTGTAATTGTGCCATAGTAGGCATAACTGGACTTGAACCAATAATAAGGGTTCCAAAGACCCTTGTGTTGCATTACACTATACACCTATATACTATATATTATTTTATGTAAGTAAGTTTTATCGTTTTTAAAATCACTACCGCACTTTGATTATACTTCCCCACACCAAAACCTACGCCACCATCTGCCAATTCAGCCATTCTCCAATCCTGCACTGCCACCCATGTGGCTAATTGTTATGTATAAACATAACTTAATATATTTAATGCAAGTTATACATATAATATACTATGATACGGTGTTCTATAATATACATTATGTTAAGTACGCACTATATAACAACTATTACTATGTATAACTTTCTCATTGATTTGCAACACATTACGCATAGTTCTTTATTCTATATGTGTTTCACAGGAAGGAAACATTGTAGGCATAGGAAAACCCTGTGGGGCCCCACAGGGTTTTAGGGTATATTTATATTATTTTAATATGTATTATAGATTATCTAAATCAAAATATGTATCAGGTTTATCTGGTGTGTCCTTTTTAGCAGTGCCAAACTTGGCAGTTAGTACCACATCCGTCTTAATCTCTTTACGTTCTATATTGAGACCTTTTAACTTATTGATCTCGGCGAGGCAGAGCCTCGCCTCCTTAATATCATCCTTTGCAATATTTAAATCATATAGATGGGTCATACGTTTTATCTCCTCTTCCAAATGTTCCCCATATTTAAAGTGGGCACGCGCCTTAATCTCATCCTGGGCATCCTTTATATAGAGCCCAATGGTTGAAGGGGCATATCCTAACCCTTTAAGGTATAGATGGATACTAGGCCAGTCCTCTGTGGTTCTTTTATTAATAAGGACTTCAATCAATTCGTCTCTGGTTAAATCGGTCTTTGGTTTAAACATATATGGTTAATGTGGTTTTGGTTGCAATGGCAACTTTTGGGGACAAGCGGAAATGGCAGGTGGAGGGTCATTTCTAATGTCTTATAATATATATTATAAATTCAATAATTATTGCCTCCCGTTGCAAATTGCGAACTGGTTTACATCTTGGGAACATTCAACTAATTAATTATTGCCTCCCGTTGCAAATTGCGAACTGGTTTACATCTTGGGAACATTCAACTAATTAATAAATAGGTTATCATTTTCGTTAATAAATTTCTTTAAATCGTCAAATAGTTTTATTATGGATGAGGCACAGGTTCGGCAATTTGAGTTAGTCCATCCTTTGTGATCTGGCATAATGTATAGTTTATATAATCTATATATTTCTTCTTTATCTTGGTGTGAGGCACCGCCTTGTCTTAATATTTTGGATATAAATGATTTATGTTCTATTTTAAATTTGTTTGTATCCTCACCTATTGTTATACTTGTTACATTAACTGTACCACTCTCCGAGTGGATCTGCTCCGCGGTATGTTCGGGTTCAACAATCTTTTTTTGTATAGGTTTTCTAGCTTTAAATTTATCGTTCATTGATTTTCTTGGCATGTTATTAATTTAATTTTGTAAAAGTTTCGTAATCACCTAGTAGGCGGTCATACCAGAAACTTATAAAAGAGGTTGTGGCTGCTATGAATATATCATGGGTAATTATTAATGTGCTCCAAAAGGATAGGCACATCATGCATCTAAATAATTTGAACCATATATCTTTTAGTTTAGTTTGTGTTTGTATATAGTTAATTATTTGTTGTAATGGATCAAATCTGGTTATTAGCCAGCTTAATATAAATATTTGTAGTATAATCATTTTTTTAGTTTTAATTTTATTGCGTTATCTACTTTAACAACGGCATATCTTATTGTATTATAATTTAGTCCTACAAGTTCTTTTATTTCTCTATAAGTTTTTGGTTTAACTATTTCGTTTGTTATGGGGTCTATTCCTCTATATAATTTATATAGAACTGCGTGGTATGGGTAGGTATTTTCCAGTTCGTGTAGTATTTTTAGTATGGTTATATGTGGATCTTCTTGTAGTTCAATTTCTTCGTCTATTAATAGCATATCATTAAAATCTGGTTTATAAATAGTTCGTTTATGGTATGTATTATTTATTATAGATATTTCTTTATGTATTTCGTTAAAACGGGAGTTATTCTTTTTTAGTTGTATATGTATTATACCCATGATATATTTTCCTAGTTCATCTTTTTCGTATAGGTTTAGGATGTATTCATATTTATTATTTAATAGTTCCATTATAGTTAGCCATATATGTTGTTTAAAGTCATCTCTATATGTATATTCTACTTTGGATAGGTAATCATTAATAATTTGGTTGTTTAGTATATAGTTAATTATTTGGTTTTTCATATTGTTTTAGTTGCATGAAGAATCTTATATTAGCGGCACATTCGTATTCTTCTGTTTTTTCTGTGTATAGTAGGTAATTATTTAATAATCTATTGATATATTTTGTTACTTTTGGTAAATCATTTGTTAGAATAACATATTCTATTATTAGGTAATCTAGGTAGAGTATAAATATATCATTATGGGGTATTAGGTATGGTTTAATTAAATCTTTTATTAAAAGTAATAATGAAGAGATAGTGTTAGCCAGGTCTAGGTCGTCGTAATTGTTAACATTAATGAATCTGGGTATATTAGCAGCATCTTTAATTAATTTATTGAGTAATTTGGTTAAGTTATCATTCATAAAGTACAAAACTTCGTTTTGATCTTTTACACGAAGTATAAAAGTATATATTAAATTTTTTACATAAAATAAAACACACCATATTTGGGTATGGTGTGTTTATACAATGTGAATATTTTATTTAAACAGAGATAAATATTTATTCTTTTGGTCTCTTATTAATTGTTTTTGTTCGTCTGTGAAGTTCATGGATATCATCCAATCTTCTAGGCGTTTATCGCCTCCTACTACATCAACATCTTCTAGTTTTAGTTCTATTTCTGGTCCTAGTATAGGTTCGCTTAATGTTATAACATTTTGTTGTATAGTTACTGATCCGGTGGGGGATATATTTGCTCCATAGGATAATCCATTTGTATTAATCGTGTTTTCCATATATTTCTTTTTTTAGTGAGTATTTAAGGTCTCTTAATAATGTTAATGCATTAACGATGTCTATATCAGCTTGTTTAGCTGCTATATTGTTACCTGCTTGTGTATAGGCGTTATATAATTTGGTTCTTTTTTCTATATAATCTTTTAAGAATTCTATTTGGCTCATGTTAATAGGTTATTTTATATAATTTTGTTAGCACTACATCCATTTTATTATCTTTATCAAATTCTATTACATAGAATAGGTTCATTTGGTCTGGGTGTTCGTGTTTTCTATTTTCGTGTGGTTGCATAGGTCTAATTCTTTCGGGGAATATAGGGTTCATTTCCATATCTAAATAGCATACACCATATTTATGTAATGTAGCATCAATTAATTGTTCTCTTTGTTGATCTTTATTCATATTTAATATAGCTATTTTTAAGTATTTCTTTTAGATCGTGTAGTTCTTTTTCTAGATTAGTAATTCTATCTTCTAATTCTTTATTAACTATTTCAATACTATCACCAAGTATTACAAGTCTTGTATCTGTATTTTCCGATGCTTCGGATAATCTTTTTACTATATAATCTATTTCTTTTTCATCAGTAACAAAAGATAATTTCTTATTTTGCATTTGTGTTGCCACATTATAATTATTTTCCATTTAGTTTTATATTTTCGTATCTTGCTTTTTGGTAGGCAAGTAATTTTAATCTATTGATCATATAGTAGGCATGGGTTCCTTTACAACCTTTGCATCTAGTGTAGTACCCTCTTTTATTCTTTATAAAATCGTTTATATGTTTTAGTTCTCCGCAGGCGGGGCAAATTCCATAAAATTCATCAATCCTTTTCATTAATATTATATATTATATTTAAAATATGTTTTTGTGTAAAAATAAAAAACCTGCTGATTAGGCAGGTTTTAATTCGCTACAACGGGGTTTATTATATTGTATGGATAAATATTGAGGTTACTCCCGTTGTATTATTATTGTATTTCGCAGGTTATACTATTTTGCATATAAGCTGAGTTATTTATTTCTTTTTCAGGTTGATTGCCTTGGCTACATAATCTTTGGGCATCTGTTTTAGATGTATCACTAATTATATTAGTTGTGGTTCCGGTAACTTCTGTTCGGGTATAGCCACCACCCAAAGCAATATAATAATCGGTTTCTGTAGTTATACATTTACAAGTATAATTTGTTGCTTGTTTTGTATAAGTATTATTATTTGTAATACTATTAGGTTGTTTAGTACAACCGATTGTTCCGAGGATCAATAATCCTAATATTAGTTTTTTCATTGTTTTCTATTTTTATTTTACTGTTGCGATAGTTTTCGTCACCAAAAGTTACAAACCATTTCTTACTCATCTCTTCTCCTCATTTTTTATAGCCTCATCATAAAGCTTCATTAAATATTCTATATGGTCAATTATAACCTCATTACTTCTATCCCTATATCGCATATAGAACATTATCTCCTGTAAGATTGTTTTACTTTGGTTCATTCTTGTTTTATTTCTTCCTTTCTTTCTTTCTTTGTGCTGTAAACATTTCAATTATTTTTGATAATGTAAAGATACGACATTATTTTGATTTTACAAAATATTCTTTATATATTTTTTCGCATAATTCGTATTCTTCTATATGTGTATAATAGTTTAACATTTCATTAATATCGGTGAATAATATCTTATATTTATCATATTTTATTACACCACCCATATGACCCTCTATAATGTATAATACAGGTTTATTTATTAATGGATGATTATCTACATTTTCAAGTTCATAAGAATCTATTTCGTTATCTAAATTTACAAAGTAGTATTTATTATATTGTTTCATTTTCTTTATATATTTTGTATTTACCTACATGAGTTAATCCTTCTATATTTCCATAAGTTTGTAATGAACTCATTTTAAATCTACCAAATGTATAGATACAATTTGTAATTAACTCTAAATTTGATTTCATATCTTTATAACCACAAAAGTGTACATAACCGTCAAATTCTATATTAATACACCCATCAAATTTTAAATAACCACTACCCATCATTCCTTCTTTTTCGTATATTTCAAATTCTATTGATGATGGTTCGTCTATTGTTCCATCATCATAAAACTTTTCTTCATAGGAATAAATTATAAATTTATCTACACCGTAACAATCTAGTTCTTCTATTATTTTCTTATTCATCTTATATTTAATTTTTTCATCATTTTAAGCCAATTTAAGCGTCTTTTCTTTCTGGCGTATCCTTTATGTTTACGACAGCAATATCTCTTATCCTTCCTACCCAGGATTTCGTTAAAACAGTATTCATAGGCACATATTCTTTCCATTATTCCAAACCTAGTGATTTTTTATTTAATTCTTGTACTTCTTCTAATTTACATTGTAACCAAAATTTGGCAAATAAAGTTTCTTCGGAATCTTTAATAAAGTTTCTTCGGAATCTTTATTACCTTTATTTCTTTGTTCGTTGATGAAATCTAAAAAGTCATCTGTATTATTTATATCCATTGTTATTTATATTTTTGTAATATACTATATATTTGTTCCGTTACATAGCCAAACATATAAGCAAATGCTTCGTGATTACTTTGTGTGTATTTAACGCCTTTATCCATCAAAATATGTGTTATAGCATGATGTATTTCGTGTTGTAATATACCTAAATCGTGTATTGTATTAGGTACATTTTTCATCCTTATTATATAAGTATCTTCAAGATGAACGCAATATCCTGATGCGGTATCATAATCATCAAGTTTATTTTTATATTCATCTTTAAAGTGTGTTTTAAACTCTTCAAAAGTTTCTCCAAAGGAAAAGAATATAGTACAATACCAACACTCTACTGTTATTTTACAAAAATGCGGTTTATCAAAATCCGATTTTCTTAATAGTTTTTTAAATATATTCATTTCAATAATGATTTTTCTTCTCTCCAAATATGTCGTAATAGTTCTATTACTTCTTCATAGAAGTTTACTGGTATATCACCAAATTGTACTTTATCATCTACTAGTTTCTTTACTATTTTAATTGCTTCTAGGTTCTTCATATATTTAATTATTTATTTTACCATTTAACAATAAATGTTCCATTTTCCATAGATGTTTGTACTATGAAACCTCCTTTAGTTAATAGTTTTTCTACTGATAAAAGTATATCATTATATGTACCACATTTTATATTTGATAAATCAAACTTTGGTGCCAATGTTCTTATACCATATATTGAGCAATGAAATATTTGGTCACATATATTTTCATATACTTTCATTGCTGCGTTTTCAGCTAATGAAACCATTTGTTCTGCTTCAACTATTTTAGTAGGTATATTATCCAATTTATCATCTTCTAAATACTTTATAGCGGTTTTAAATCCATCTTTAAATATTTGTTGTGCTGAATAACTATTATATAAATATTTGTGTGCTTCTTGTGATATGTACACATCTAATACATCCGAATCTATTGCTATTTTACTATTTCCTTTTCTCATATTTTTTAATTATTTTTTAAAATGCTTTCCATTTTATCATGTGAAATATAAACATCATAAGTCCCATTAACATTTTTTATCCATATACCATTATCATCATATGGTTTCAAATTTATTGTTGTTAAAGTTACACTTCCTGTTGCTGATATAACTCCTTTATTATCATAAGTATTACACTTAATTAATTGTAAAGGTTCTTCTAGTGAATATCTATGACCTAATTGTTCTTTAAGATTATTATATTCATAAGATAAACTTTTATAATTATACTTGTAGGAATTCAATTCACCAGTTAACTCCTCTATTCTATTAGAATATTTTGGTCTAATATAGGCAATATATGTTATAATTATTCCAATTAATATTGTTAATTCTATATTCATTATTTCATCCAATCCTCCTGTGGGTTATAACCATTATTTTGTGCCAATACCATCTTTTTAATAGTGGATAAACACATATCCATAGTAAATGATACATTAACTTCAAGCATTTGTGTTATGGGATTTATTTTGATTGCTTCATCTATATCTTTTATAATTAAAGTTTTAATTACTCTTGATTTGATATAGTCACTAATCTTTTCTAATTAAAGTTTTAATTACTCTTGATTTGATATAGTCACTAATCTTTTCTTTATTCAGTAAACACCATTCTATATGTTCGTTTACTTTTTTGTTATTTTCTAAATTCATATTTAATCTTCATTTTTATTTAGTATAATAAAAGCTATTATACATATTACTATAACTACTACTCCTATCATTATTTTGTATTATTTTTTAAAGAATCTAAAAATTCCTTTACTTCTTGTTTTGTTTTTTCAAATATTAATTCAAATAATATATCCTTATTCTCTTTTAATGATTTCTCTTGTAACTCTATTAGTTTTTCTAATTTAGCTATCTTTAAACTATTATAGAATTTCTTTTCTGGTTCCTTTTTATCTCTTAATTCAACGGCATATTTAGTTACTTCATTTATAGATTCTTCTAAATTCATATCTATTGTCTATGTTTTAATATATCTTCTATTAATATCTTCATCTTTTCTGGTTATATATTAAAAGGGAATATTAGTTTATTTTGTGTAAGGATTGTTTAATATAAATTATTATCCACTTCTTTCCAGTATCTTTTAATAGTTCTTAAACCTAGACCTGTATTTTCGGCTATTATCTTCTGTGTATATTCATATTGATTTAGGTCTAATAACCTTTTTATTTCTGTTTTAATCTTATTAATAGTATTTTGTTTTCTTAATTTTCCGTTTTCTTTTGCTGCTATACTCATTTTTTGTGTGGGTGTTAATTTTATTTCTTCATAATTTTTATTAAAGTGTATTCTTTTTATTCTAGTTTTCAATTTAGGTCCTTCTTTCTTTATTTTTTTAAACATATTATATACAAATTTCTTTAAATAATTATATTCAAATTTATTTTCTGCTATGTTATTTATATACCAAATATAACTGGTGGTTTGTTGTAGGTCTATAGTAGGATTTAACCATATTAATGCAGATATTATTCTTGTATATGTAGTATGTTTTGTCCCATCTTTTATAAATCGTGGGTAAGATATTCTATACCATTCTATGGGGTCTATAGTATATAATCCTTCAATTTCCTTTGTATATTGTGTTTCAAATACAATTTGAGTAAGTAAATCTTTAAATGAAATAATATAAGAAGGTGCCATATAAGCTAATTCCTTCCTTTCTACTTTAATTAGCTCATGTGGCACCCTGTAATTATTTGTTTGTGTATTTTCCCAACCTATCTCCTCTACATTAAATGTGTTATCAGGTATGTATATAACGTTAGGATCGTAACTAACAAATGCTTTTCTAGCAATGCCTTTTGCTCCATTATCAACATTAAATCCTTGGTCATTTAAGTAATCTTTAATAAGATTTTGTTTAGCACTATAATTATATGGTGTAAGGTCATTAACTTTTACGAAAAAATGTAATCCACTTCCGCCTGCACTTTTATAGATTAATGTAATGGGGATCGTATCATTGAGTTCCATTATGGTGCCATTTAAGTCAAAGTCGGTGCCACCATCTATATCAAAAAAAATAAGACCATTAAGTTCTTGTAATGTATCTTCTTTTAATCCATTAAATTTACCTGATGTAATAATACAAGGTAATAGTTCTTTAACTCTTTTGTATTCTTTTGATTTATATTCCAAAGAACGAAGGTATTCTATTTTATTTTGTAATGGATTTTCTTTAATTAGATCAACTAATTCTTCTATAGATAAATTTATAGGTGTGTGAGTTTTTATATTCTCTAGGTAAGTAAACATTTTTATCCTTTATTTTTTATCCTTAATTATTTACTCTGGGAAAGGACCCGTGGGGAGCTTATTTCCACGGGACCCAGATATACATTTCTGTATTACTTATATATTATTTTCCAAAACTTGTTTTTACACAAAATGTATATTTTCCAAAAATGATTTTAACTGAAACATAGTTCTGTATGTCTTGCTTACCTGCGAAGCACCCACAGCAAGCAGTAAGCAAATACGACTTGAAAAGAGTTTTATAAATAAAAAACCACCAATTTCTTGGTGGTTAGTATAAAAATAAAAACAAATACTAAAATGTCACGATTAGCATCTATTCTTCCAATTTCTTTATTTCTAATTCTTTAATCTTTTTATCTAGCATTCTATTTCTCCAACCCCTATATTGATTTAAAGCGGTTAATATTAATATTAAACCAGTCATAACACCTACAAAATGATTTTGAAAGGTAGAGTATAACCATATAAAAAAAGTGCTTAATGCCAACCAAATATTACTAATACTAAAATGATTATCATTCATATATATTTTTAATTTTGATATTCACTGAATATATCTTCACCAGTCCCACTATAACCTTCATTTATAAGTGATACATATGTATTTAATATTTGCATTTGAGTTGTAGTTAAATTTTTCATATGGTTATATATTTATTTTTTGGTATTTATTTGTTCCTTCTTCTTACTTTCCTTTTTCTTTTCCTCTTCCAGTTTAGCAAGAAATAGTTTAACCTTATCAATATTTTCTTTACCCATTTTAATATTATTTGCTGCCATATTTATATAATCAAATTTTTTTCATAAGTGGCCCAATCAATTCCTAATTGTATGGCCAATTGTCTTTCATAATTCTCTGCAATACGGTGTTCTATAGAATAACAACATCCAGGTTCATTTCCAGGTTCGTCTGCTGTCGTTAATCCTAGTTGTTCTAATCTATTCCATTCAATATCATATTTAAGTATTTCTGCTTCTGTTAAGCCCCTTTTTTCAGTCAACATATATTCTATCATTTCGTGTAAAAGAATAGTAAGGTGATAATCCAAATTGCGTTGTTTTGTTATTCTAATCTCTACACTATTATCTGTTTCCCAATAGTCCCCACATGTGGGATATCGTTGATATTTACTATCAATAAATTTTATATTTATATCTTTATCTCCTCTCATCTATTAATTCTATTTTATTATAACTATAATAAGTTTTTATCCTATGAGGTGCTTTATACACCGAAATATCCACCCCACGCAGGCGGTGTCCCTGAAATCTTATCACTTGTTATATCCATTGAACCTATATTTAATAATGTTCCACTAGAAAAATACATACAATCATCATAATTAAGTGCTTTTGGTGTTATTGAACCTATTTGATTAGTAGTCCAATACTCTGGGAAAAATCCTGTATTATTTATAATGTATTGATATATTCTTTGTATCCAGAATTCACCATCATTTTTAGCAATTTGTCTTAACCATGCTATTGTATCTTTATCAGTAGGATTTCCATTATCACTATCTTTTGTTCCGACATTTTTATTAGTTAAGTGAAAGTTTAAATAAGGAAGTATTTCATAAACAACCCATTCCTTTAAACAAGGAATAACAAAATTCATTAACAAAAATAAATAATTGCTATTAGAAGGGTTATAGATACTATTATCCGCCACCATACCCATCAATGATTGATATAAATTGTAACCTAATGCTCCTTGAATAAATTTATTTTGAGCTTTATCTATTGCTTGTACAATATATTGTGAATCCACATTTTTATCAATCATTGTATTGTTAATGATGTATTCATAATCTACAAGTCGGGAATATATATATGAGCTGAAAGTTGCCATATTAATTATTAGTTTTTGGTACTTCTATTTGTTTTAATTGTGCTACGAAGTTACTTGCATCATTTCTATTATAACCTTTATCTACTAAAATAGCTACTATCACACTATCAGCTAGATTAGATTGTAATAAAGCAATCATATCTTGCATAGGTATATCAGGATTTAGGTTTATATCATAGGTTTCTAATCTTATTTTTTCATAGATTAAATTATGTTTAGCCAATCTATTCAACCATTTCTCCATTTTATGTTGCTTTGGTGCAACATAAAATGCCTGAAATACATTAATAGCTTCTATTCTTTCATTTTTAGCGAACGCGCCATCACCTGTGTTATCTAAACCCAGTAATTTCTTATCTGTTAACTGATGTGCTGATACAATACCATCCATCATAGATTCAGTTAACTTATCAAATCTATCATCGGTATCATTCATTGTTATAGGTTCTATTGTAGGTTTATCTTTACCTGCTTCCCCGAAGGTTACAACCACATTACCTGCCTTTTTAGCACCCTTATAATCATTTGTAAGACGATTAACCATCTGATCTCTTTGTTCAATGCTACCTGGTATAAAAGGAAAATGTATATGAAAAGAAGGTGAGAATTCATTACGAACTGTATTCAAATGGAATTCATTAATTTGATAGTTAAGTTCCATAAGTGATACACCAGCAAGATATTCAGGTACAGGATACCAGTTATTAGAACTTCTATGTCCCATAACATATAAAATCTGTGATTTATTTTTCTTATTTCTTACATCAAAACCAGCATACCATACAGGTGTTGTCTTTCTCCAGTTCTTCCAATCATCACACACATAATAGTTCTGTGTATCGGGATATTTAGTATCTTCATCTGGTACAGCAATTCTAACAGATTCTGGTGATACATAGTTAACTTCTGCTATTCTTTCACCATCTTTTGACCATCTAATATTAAGGCAATAGCCATTGAATATAGAAAAGTCATAAGCAATTTTGGCATATATTTCTTCTAGATCTTCTGGGTTAGCTGTATTGTGTATAAATTTTAATGTCTCGTCACTATAATTTGCATCAACAAAACCATTTCCTGCTATCATACTAGCTTTCATATTAATAATAGCATTATGTAAAGGACTTCTATTAACCAAAGATATAAGATATTGAGGGTATAGATTATTAACACCCCAGTCAATCCAACCATTTCTATTAGCTTTTTCAACATATTGTGGTGTATTTTCTTGTATTTTATAGTTAGTAAAGGACATATATTCACTAGCTTCTTTTCTAACATTTTTTGCAGTATCATTAAAAATAATATTATTTTCTTTTGTATTTGTATTATATTTTCGTGCCATATTTAGTTATTATAATTATATTTGAAAGTCGGTATTATATTACTATTACTTCCTGTAAAAGATGCTATACTTGAATATGTTCCTGAAATATTCATAACACCTAGTTCTACTATATCCGATGCTGAACCTATATTTAGATTATATTGAAATTGTGATTCATATACAGTATAAATATATTGACCAGGTGTGGCCGGTATGATACCTTGTGTTGCACCGTAGGTTGCACCCGGGACTACCGAAAAACTAAATAAGTTATAGTTATACGGTGCGGGTGATATATCATCATTTGTAAAATAATATATTCTATTAGTATCTGCATCTTCTATTTGCCAGACATAATAAGGATTTAGTAAAGTGGATTGTTCATCTAGTGTAACACATACTTGACTATAGCTATCATTTATATTAAGATATAAGGTCATTTTTGTCTAATTCTATTTCGGATTTATAATCATCATGTAATTGTTCAGGGGTTGCTTCTTCTTCAAACATATAACCAAATCCTCTTTTTATCCAATGCGGATACATATTAGGATTTAAAAACATGGTATTTATTATTTTGCCTGTAAAAGGACAGCTCATATCTAAACCTACATATTGTTCTTTTAATATCATATTCATATATATGGTTATTTTTATTTATGTTAAAAATAAAAAAGCCATCCGAAGATGACCTTTTTATTATACACACTATGAAAAATTATGTTCCGCTCATAAGCTGAATAGCTGCGTTAGCTGATATTTGATATGCAGGTACCGGTTCCTTTCCTTCAAAAGTTATTATAGCACCGTTTAAATCATTCATTGATTTTCCTGCTCCCGGTGTTGCGGCTGTTACACGGCATCCATTTTGAGAACCTAAATAAAAATAGTTTCCGTTTTGGTCTAATACAAGTATTCTCCATACCCCTTGGCCCAAAATATTTATTTGACCCCATGAAAATCCATTATATTGCTGGATAGTTATATTTAATGTTTGAGTGTACATACTAGTACCGTTCTCTGTTGAGAATCCACCTGCTTGTGAAAACTCACCTGTTTCTAATGGTTGTGGGAAGGGATAGAATAAACCTGAACCAGTCACGCTTATAATTTCTGTTCCTGCTCCAGTTTCAAAAGAGGCAGTACCTGTTGTTATAGTGGTAGATGCACCATTCCATGTGCCTATCCAAACTTCTTGAATACCACCTGAACTATTTCTACACGGTACTGGATATCCTTGTGATAAATTACATGTATATGTTAATGCCATTTGCTAAATTTATATTTTTTATTAAGGGGTATATAAATATTATATACCCCTATTATTGTTTTTTAATTACCATGCTATACCGTTGAATACAATGTATTCGTAGTAAGCGGCGTTTATACCTATTTTATACAATGATCTAAACATCGCAGAGAAGGTATCCTGTGAGAACCAAAACTGAAAGTTTTTAGGATCATTTAATGAATCATAACCAAAGAATAAGTTCTTTGCAGTCGTTAAGAACCAATAGTGATTACCGTTAGTAATAGCATCTAATCCGTGGCAAGCACTGATTAACAGCCTAGTACCTGGGTGATACATTTCAAACTCTAATCCACCTTCGGACTCTAATGAGTTAAAGTGATAGAAGTTAAGGTTTCTTAAATTAACTCTATATGTTTCAAAGTCAGCATAAGACATCCAAAGAATTAAATCTTTTTCCATTCTTATTGCTGAAGGTACTGCTGCGTAGAACTGATCTACAATTGATACCGCTGTTGTAATAGTCACAGAGTTAGTAACACCAGGACTAACAACGCTCATTGTAGCAGAGGTAGATGTTAAAGTATAGATTAAACCATTACACAAAGTAGAAGTTGTGCTTGAGAAGGTACCGTTAGGTGAACCACAAACAAGTGAGAATTCTATTTGTTCCTGTGTCTTGTCTATTTTATCTGCAAGATAAACTTCAACGAAGCTTTCTGGTGGGAATTCATTATAAGAACCTTCTTTAGAAAGCATACCCCAATACTTTGTTTCAAAGTCTGGTACGCAAAGAACTTCCTGTATAGCACATTCACAAACAGTTAAAGTGTTTTGAAATGGTGTTACGCTACCAGTAGCAGCTAATATAGTTCCGCAGGTAGGAGCAGTTAATTGCAATTGTGATCTAATAGCATTTATAACCTCGGCATTTTTAATACCAGGCATGTGAGAGATTTGATCAACAAATCTTGATTTTAATACTGATTGTCTTTGTAGGTCTGTATTGATTTGGTTAACATAGTTTGTTAAATTAGTCATTACTTCCGTAGCATTTGGATAAGCCATGTTTTATTAATTATTTTTTATTTTCTATTTGTTAATTTTGATAATAGGTCTCCTGCTTTACCATCAACCTTTGATGGTTCTACATATTCTCTACCTATAGTATTTACTGGTACTTTTTTGTTCTTTGCATTCACAGCAGAGAAGCTTTGCATATCTTTTAATCTATTTAGAATACCATCTATGCTAGCAATATTTTCATCGGATGTAACTTCACCTGTTTTAAGTTTCTTACCTATTTTAACTGGTTCTCCACCTGGTTCGTTAGCAATTTGCTTTACTTTAGCAAATGTTTCGTTTAATTTGCTCATAGTTTTCTTTTGAGCTTCCATTGAACCGCTCATAGCATTCATTAATTCAGCAACTTCTTGCTCTAATGCTGATAATCTAGCTTCAATGTCTCCTGCTGCTGGTGTAGCACCATTTTCTTGACCATCTGGCATACCATCAGCCAATTTAACTTTTGCATTTTCAACTGGTGTTTCGTCACCTTCTTTCGCAGGTTCTGGGGCAGTGATAGATTTAACCATGTTATTAGCAACAGTAAATTTTCTACCATCTTGTAATTCGTAATCACCATCATTTAATGGTTTTTGAGTATTATCATCGGCTAATTCGTATATTTCAACGCCTTCTGCAAGATCGTCACCCATCACAATAAGTTTCTTATTATCTTTTGTAGTAAGTTGAGTTGTAGATGCGTCAAAAAGGAATTTATTGAATGCCTTTTTAAAATTATCAAATCTTTCTTTTCTCGTCATACAAATATATATGACCTGTATAAATTATTTTAATCTGTTAAATATAAAAACCACTTATTTAGTGGTTTTGTATTTTTTATATTAAATATTCAATGGCATGTTCGTGTTACTTATAATCCTTTATGTTTTTTATAAATCTGCATAGCAAAATCTCCATTACCGTTAGCTTGTTCGTTATTAAATTGTTGTTGCATTTCTTTACATTCATCACAAACGGTGTCTTTATTTACTATCCATAAATATTGATCATTACCTAATTCATCTTGTCCAACAACTTCTATCTCGCAGTTGCAGTGTGGGTGATAATCTACATCACCTACTTCAAAGAAATAATGTTCTAAATCAACAAATAAATCATAAAATTCTTTCTCACTTAATGAATCCATAATATTATAGTAATCAAAAATAGCTTCTGGTTGATGTTTTTTCATACTAACTAATGCTTGACCCATATAACCTTCTATTGAAAATCCATATCTACCAGCATCTATTACTTCATTTTGCCAAAAATCTTCATCTTGAACTTGAACTATAATAAACCATGTTCCTATAGGTAAATTATTGAATCCATACATTTTTGATTTATCATAAGTCATACTTTCTATAATCCAATTCTGTTGTATATAAGCGTTGACCATGGTATCAGTATGTTCTACATTAATACTTTTATTGTTATTCTCTCTATTAAAAATATTAACCATTTGTTGAATAATTTCTTTAGAAAATCTAACATAATACATATCTTCTGGGTTGTCAGGGTTTTTCCTTAATATTTTCTTATTAGGAACCATTGCGGGACCAACCAAAAGTTGTTTATCTTTTACCTTTTTGAATTGATATTCAATTTCAGCTTCTATTTGTTCTTTAGAAAAACACATAGCTTTTATATCAATCGCAGGATCCTTTACCAGTGATACAAATCTAATGCCTTGATTTTCATCTTCGTCTATTGTGATATCATAGATAGGTAAATTATTAAGATCTATTTTCTTTTTCATCTTCTAAAATTATTTTTAGCTTTACTAGCTGCTTCTTGTTCTCTTTTTATTTTTGCTATATATGCATCACGATAATGCCAATAAGCCAAAGTATTTAAGCATTCTAAATAATTTGTTTTATATACAATTTCGTTTTTTGTTATATCATCTCCGGTTAATTTACCTAATAATGCAACCCAATTTAATCCTTCGGGTATATCATCTTGTTTTTTAACCTTTACTTTATTTTCATCTGCCAGTGTTTGTCGGGAGAAAAGAACTTCATACATATTTATAATTTCTTTCTCCCAGATATAAAAGCATCTACAATATATAGAGCATTTACCGCTGGTATTTGTTTTAATACCTCTTTTCTTTTTTCCAATATTTTAGGATCAGCATCAAAATCACATGGTTCGTATATTTTCTCTCCAAATTCATTTGGCTTTTCTTCGGCTGGTCTTACAATTATACTTAAAATGTTATAAATTCTATCTTCCATTGTAGAAGAATTCTTTTCTAATTGTTTTAATGTAACTGTCTCACCAAAAGTTAATCTATTAGGATTAACTACAATATAATTTCTCCCATTTAGGTAAAATAATTCTTTATTTTCCTTAACAAATTTATCTGTTGTTAAGTTTTCTTTCAATATTTCACTAAAGGGTATAAAATCCTCATCGTAGAATCCGTAACAATCTTGTAAACTTATATTAGTTAATATAGGTACTAAATATAACATTTTTTCTTCATTTATTAAAGTTTTATCTTCATAAATTTTGACTATTTTTAAATAATTTTCCATACTAACTTCTCTCCAATCAGTTACGGCTTCGTATTGTTTTTCTCTAATGGTTATTTGTTTCATAATTTATATATTATTTTCTGTATTTATAATTGTGATCTATTTGCTACTACTTGTACTCTATTATTAACTTTATTAATATCGGAATTCGCCACAACCATTACTTGATTGCTTTGGTATTGTTGATTGCCATTATATAACTGGGTTGATTGTGTATTTAAACCAACTGTTTGATTAGCTGACGGTGCTGTTTGATTAGAAGTAGGGGTGGCTGGAGAACTACCTGAGCTAGAACTAGTATATTGTGTAGCAGCAATTTTGGCAATATTTGCTGCTGCTGCGGCACCTACTGCTACTGCATTTGCAACTTTTAATGCTGAACCTAATGGATCGGGAATAACTGTTTCTGCGTCTAAAGCTCTCATTACACCTGTGATACCACTTATAATAGCGGATGCCATTTGAACTGATTTATTAATTTCAAATTCTTTTTTAGCGGCTTCTTCAGCTGCTTTAGAACCTTTCTTTAAATTTGCATCTTTTATAGAAAAAGCTAAATCATTTAATGCACTAATACTATTAAGACCATCAGTAGCTATTGATATTTCAGCTTCTTGTGCTGTTTTATCATCTGCTATTTTTTTATCTCTAGCTGCTTTATCGGCTGTTGCTTTGTCCTTTCTATATTTTGCATCTATTTTAGCAATAGCTTTTTTATCATCTTGTGCTGCTATAATATCAGCAGCATATTGTTTGTCTAATGAATCAGCTTGTATATCAAGTATTTGTTTTTCAAGTGCTTCTTTAGCATTAATTTGGTCTTTATTTAAACCTAATTCTTGTGTTTGTAAAGCATCTATTTTATTCTGGTTAGCATCTAACTCATCCTTTACTTTTTTATCTCTTAAATCAACTTCTTTTTGATATTCTTCTTTAATTAATTTGTATATTTCCTCATCAGTAAAAGAAGCATTTTTCGTCTTTAATTCATTATATTTTTCATCAACCTGATCATTTGTTTTATGATAAGTTTTTAATATTTCAGTTTGTTCTTCTAGATTCTTCTGTAATTGTTCTTTTTCCTTATCATATTTCTTCCTTTCTTCTTCGGCTTTTTTAGCGGCTTTTGTAGCTTCTTCTTGATCAAAAGCATCCAATGCTTCTTGTTTTTTAACAAGAATTTGTTTATATAAAGCAGAGTCCTTTTTCAAACCTTTTGCATCATCATCAAAAGATTGAGCTAATTTAGCCCTTTTATCCTCAAAATATTTATCATTTAATTTATTTAAATCATCAGCAGCTTTTTTAGCATCTTTAGCTGCTTTATCATTTCTTTTTTGTTGATTTTTATCAATTATTTGTTTCTTCTTATCAATATCTTCAGCAACATCGCCTTGTTCTTTTAAAGCACCTGTTGTTTCTTCTATTGATTTTTTGGTTGTTTTATCATCTATTCCTAAAAAAGCTTCTACTTTATCTAATAATTTAGATATCCATTCAAATGCTGTTTTTATGGCACCTGTTACAGCAGTAATTATTTTATTAAATATTTGCATTCCTTCTCCCGCTTGTTTAGAAGAAGAAAACATATCTTTTAACTTATCTACTAGTTTTTGAAATATAGTGTAAACAATTTTAGTAACCCTTCCAACTACATTAAATACATCAGCTACTATTTGTAGCTCTTTTTTTAATCCTGGTAATATTTCTTTTATTAAAGAACTAACTATTCCAACAACTAATTTAATAGGTGGGATAAAGGCATCTAATATAGTAGAAGCTATGTCTCCGAATATATCTAATATAGGGGTTAATTCGGGCATTAAATCACTAAAAGCACTAACTACTACATTAATGATCTCACCTAGAGGTTTCATCACTTTTATAATAATTTCACCTAAACTTGTAAATAACGGAGCAAGTGCTTTTAAAAGAGTTGTTAAAGTAGGCATTAATTCTTCAACCAATGGACCTATTTGTTCTATCAATGGTGTAAAAGAAGATGTTAAATCGGCTATTGCTGGTAATAAATCTTTACCTACCCTTTCTTGTAACTCTTCTATGCTTAAATGAAATTTAGCCATTCCACCCGCAGCTGTCTTGTTAAAAGTATCGGCAGCTCCATTAACTTTTGAACCAACTTGATCCATTATATCACCGAAATTCTCGGCAACAGTTCCCCCTATTTTAAGTGTAACTCCTAATGTTTTTAATCCTTTACCTTGTCCTTCTAAACCTCTAATTATATCATCAGTACTTTCTTGAACTGATTTGCCTGTTTTCTTTGAATAATTTAAAATAACAGGTTCTAAATCTTTGATTTGTTTTTGGGTTAATTTACCGTATGTTTCTAAAGCTGTTTGAGATTTGATTATATCTTGTTTTGAGATAACAAATTTCTTTGATAATTCTTCGGATGATTCTATTATAGCATCAAAACTTTTAGAGTCACCAGCGTTATCTAATGCGTTTTTTAATTGATTAACATTTAATTCAGCTTCTTTTGCACCTTCTATACTTTCTTTGAAAAAATCAGTAACAACTTCTAAACCCTTTTCAACAACTTTTTCCAACGACAATGCCTCAAACATTTTCTTAAACATTTCGGATCCCTCTTTAGAGGTATGCTCTACTTTATCATGAACTTGTTTGAGTCCTGAATCTAACGGTTTCTGGTCTACTTCCGTCCCGACTTTTACTTTTGGGTTTAATTCATCTGCCATACTATTATATAGAATTTTAAATATTTTATTTTTACAAAACTACAAAAGGTGTGTAATTTATTTCTACATTTTGATCTATGTAGATAACTTGTAATCCTGAACCCATAGAAGATCTATTTTGTATTGTAGTAGAAGAAGATATACCTGATACTTGTTCTACTACAAAATTTGATGCCTCTAAACCAGTATCATTTGTATTAAATGATTTAACAGTTTCAGCACTTACAAAAATAATACCAGAGTTTGTACCACATATAACACCCCAACATGATTCTAATGTTACAAATTGAGTAGTAACACCGGGATTCAATACATAACAATTTGCTTGAATATCTATGTTATATACACCAGCTCCGTTAGTATAAGGTTGACTAAATGTACCTAGATCCAATAACCATCTTGTTATAGATGATGCACTAGCACCTGTGTTAGTAGCAGTAAATTTTAAATTTGAATGTAATAAAGTGTTATTACAAAATGTTTGTGTGTATTCGTATTGACTAGCTGTTCCATTTTCAGCAGTAATAGTTAAAGTAGGAATGATGCTAGATAATGTAGTATAATCCACAAATCCTGATGTAGTATAAGTAGAGTATGTTGTACTACCTACTGCAAAATATTTTTCTTTATAATTAACTAAACTTAAATCATGACTAGTACTTACAGTAGATGTGACCGCATAGCTGCTAGGTGCATTAATAATAAAATGATTAGACGAACTAACAGATGCTCCTGTTCCGTGTGCAAAAACATTATTTGCCGCTATACTATGCCCATCACCAATTGCTACAATATTATTTCCTTGTAAAATATGTGATGTGCCTATAGCTACATTTTCATTACCCGATACATTATGAGAATTTCCACCTACGATATGATTAAATCCCATTACAGTATTATCATAACCACTTATAGAGTGGTTATCTCCTTGTATAATGTGTCCTGTTCCATTAACATTATTATATCTTCCATTAATTGATAAATTGTATCCTGCTGCTATATTTCCTTTCCCATAAAAATTATTTGTAGATGATAAACTTAAATTACCAACTATTGATTTATAATTAATTATTTTACTTAATACAGGTGTTCCTCCTTTTGATGGTATGTAATCTTGTGTAGTCATTATGTAATATTATAATTATATGCTTTTATTAATTCTACTTGTGTAGATGTTTGAGATGATGGATCAAAATTTATAATCCTATTAACATGATAATAACCTTCCATATTATCTATTCTACAATGTATTAAATCACTAAAATAAAATTGTGATATATCATTTGAATCCAAATAAAAATAAGCAGTTACAATTCTATTAGTAGGATCTGATAACTGGGTCATAGTTTCTTGCCAATAATTATAAAATAAATTATTAACCGTATCATTAAAGCCAGTATACAATGCCGGTACTTGTCCAAAATTTAAACTAACTTTAGGATTTAATGGATCATTAACCGGTCCACAATACGGATAAAAAGAATAATTAACTCCATTAAAAATAAATTGATCACTACCAATTAATGGCAAAGTATTAAAAATTAATAATCTAGGATTCATTCCGCTGAAAGCTTGAGGTACACCATTAAATGCATTATTTATAATAGTAGGTAAAAATGTATAATTTGAACCCGATAATTGATCTATAGGTGTAGGACTAAATAAACTTGTAACATCATTTTCATCCGTAATAAAATCATTGTTAATATCAAATTCATATTGTCCGTATATTTGATTTGTATTAGCTGTATAAATTGTATTCCAATAATCTTTATCTGCTGTATAACTAAATATATTTCTTCTTAATTGTGTATTAGAAACTACTTGACTTGTAATAGGTTGTCCTATATCTAATTTATTAGTCCAATCTTTTATAACCTGATATTTTGTATAGTAATCATCAGTAGGTTCTATCCTCATATTGTTTGCTTTTAACTTATCGGGTTCTATTTTAAGATTAAACATTTTAGTTACTGTGCTTAATAAATCTATTTGTTTAATATTTGCTGGTAAAATATTAGATGCACTTATTCCCATTCCTCCTATAATAGTATTTGGATCTACTATTGAATATATTCTACTTTGTGGTTGTGTAGGATTTATTAACGAGTTATTAACTATAATAACATCCTGTGCTTGTGGTAGAAATACACCGCCTGTACCATCATTAAGTATTCTATAAAAGAAAAATTTAACTTCTTCGCCTGGTCTTAATGGTTGCATATTTCCTGTAGGATCTGTATTATTTAAAGGGTCTGTTACAAATGATACGAAAGTACCCCACCATGCTACTGGTGGTCCACTATGATCAATATCTAAATAAAATGATGCATTATTTTTCACTGAATAATAAGGTAGACCACCAATAGTTA